CCCGTACTGTACGGTTTCGGCGCGGCGCCCCAGTTGCCTGACGGTACTCCCGTCACGTACCAACAGGGTGGCGTTCTGTTCCTGAAGCGCTACATCTACAAGGTCTATGGTCTGGCATTTGCCCTGACCAAAGTGCTGGTAGAAGACGGCGACCACATCCGCTTGGGTCAAGTGTACGCACGTCACTTGGCACAATCGCTGGTGGAAACCAAGGAACTGTTGTCCGCAAACGTCTTGAACGTAGCGTTCAACAGCGCCTACCCCGGCGGCGATGGCGTCTCGCTGATCAATACTGCTCACCCCATCGTGAACGGTACTTTCAGCAACCAACTCGCTACTGCTGCGGTTCTGTCGCAAACCTCCCTTGAGCAAATGTTGATCCAAGTCCGTCAGGCCGTGGACAACAACGGCAAGAAGATTCGTCTGGTTCCCCGCCAATTGGTGGTGGCCCCGGGCAACATCTTCCAAGCCGAAGTGCTGCTTAAATCGGTTCTGCGCACCGGCAACGCCAACAACGACATCAACCCAGTGAAATCCATTGGTTTGTTGGACGAGGGCGCTGCTGTGTTGAGCCGTTTGACCAGTGCCACCGCTTGGTGGGTCCAGACTGATGCGCCCGAGGGCATGAAGCTCTTGATGCGTCGTCGTCTGGAAAAGACCATGGAAGGTGACTTCGAAACCGACTCCATGCGTTACAAGGCTACCGAGCGTTACGATGTCGGCTTCACCGACCCACGTGCGATGTACGGTACTCCCGGCGCTTAAAAAGCGTTAAGGCTTGGGAGGGGGCCTCTAACCCCTCCCGTTTTATTAACATCGGTCAAACTTTTCAAGGAGCAGACCATGCCCCAATTTTCGGACGATTTATTTTTAGGTCCGGCCCAGACGTACATGGGAACCGGAATCCGCCCTTACACCACGACCTTTACTGGTTCTATGTCGGGAACGACACTGACCGTTACTGTGTTGGGCCAAGGAGCCCCCATTGTTATCGGTATGTACGTTGACGGTTCAAGCGTAACCGACGGCACGTATATCACCGGCTTTGGCACTGGCGCTGGTGGTCTTGGTACTTACACCATCAACCAGTCGGTTACCGCTTCTAGCACGGCCATGTACGCGCACGGCAACATCCAGTTTGATGATCCTGCACCGATGGACTTGGGTATCGGCCCAATTGGTCGCGTTTATGTATGGGACGTGATCCCACAAGCTGCGGTCACCAACAACATCGCGCTATCGCAGACTGCTGCTGGCGCAGGCGCAGTGACCTTGACCGCTGGTACTTCGGTAAAGTCTGTAACTCGCACCGACGGCACGACCGTACTTCAGCTTGATCTGCCCCGCGCAATCAAAGTGAACTGCTCGACTACCGCCCGCGCTTTTACCGTAAGTGGTTTTGACTACTACGGCCAAGCAATGAGCGAAGTCATCACCGTGGCTACTGCGGGTACTGCCGTAACCGGCAAGAAAGCGTTCTTCCAAGTCTCTGGTGCAACGATTGCTGGCTCGGCAACTGCTGTGTTAATTGGCACAAGCGATGTTCTGGGCTTGCCAGTCCGCGTGTTCAATGTGGCCTACGTTATCAGCGTCAAGAGCAACAGCACGCTGGCACAAGATGCCGGTACGTTTGTTGCCGCAGACACTGCTGTAGCCACTACCGGTACTGGTGACGTCCGCGGAACCTACGCCCCGGCAACTGCATCGGACGGCACCGTTCGTACAGTGATGGCCATTTCGCTGCCAGCAATTGCTGTAGGCCCTAACGCTACCCGCGTTGGTGCTCTCGGCGTAACTCAAGCATAAGGAGAGTAACCATGGGCCAATTTAAACCAATGGTGAAGATGGAGACCACTGAGCCCTCAGTTATCCTGAAGCTCAAAAAAGGTGGTCACGTCGGCATGAACCGCGGCGGCGAGTACGGCTTTGAGAATATGCGTTCTAAGAGCATGAATACCATGCCCGACACCTCGTATTCTGCGCCGGCTGCTGCCCCCAAAGCTCCTTCTATGATGGCACGTCGCGCTGCTATGGCTGCTCCTTTGATGAAAAAAGGCGGCATGGCTAAAGGCGGTGACATGTCCCAAGATAAAGCCATGATCAAAAAGGCTTTTAAGCAGCACGACATGCAAGAGCACGAAGGCGGCAAGGGCACCAAGCTGAAGCTAAAGAACGGCGGCACGACCAAAGTAGTTGACGGCGACAAGAAAGACAGCGCCCACGGCACTGGAATGGTCAAGATGGGCAAACCGGCTGGCTACAAAACCGGCGGAACCATTGAAGGCAACGCGGGCAAGTTTATGAAGACAAAGGTAGTGGATGGCGACAAAAAAGACAGTGCTACCGGCACTGGTGGCGTGCGCATGTCCAACTCTGGCGGCTTCAAAAACGGCGGCTCTACCAACTGGGAAAATCGTCCGGCTGATACTTCTAAACCCGGCAAGACCAACACCGTAACTGGTGAAGTCAAAGAAGCCAATGCTGGCGGCTACAAAAAAGGCGGTGCTGCAAAAAAGCACTTCGCTACGGGGGGCAGTGTTAACAACGCTGGCCACGCCGTAGCAATGCCTAGCAAGCCGATGTCAAAACCAGTAAGCAACACCGCGCAATCGGGCACCTTCAAAAAGGGTGGCAAGGTTATGCGCAAAGCTATGGGCGGCAGCATGGATGACCAGCAAATGCCGATGCGCGACATGAGCGGCGGCGCCTACGGCAAGTCTGTTGGGCCAAGCGATGACGATATGGGGATAGCCAATGCCATTCGTAACGCTCCGTCTGACGCGATGAACGCAATGATGCGTTTACTGGGCAAGAAGCCTTCTGCTGGAGCAGGTCGGGGGATGGTAAATCCACCCATGGCCCGCAAAGGCGGCGGACGAGCCAAGTGCTAGTAAAGTAGGGGCTTCGGCCCCTACTTTTTAATTGGAGATAGATATGGCAGATGCAGTTACAAGCCAAACGCTGATAGACGGTGAGCGCTTGGCTATCATGAAATTCACCAATATTAGCGATGGCACAGGCGAGACCGCCGTGACCAAAGTCAATGTGGCCAACTTAGCCAGCAGCGGTTCTGGCAAAGCCTGCACCGGTGTTATTGTGAACAAAATTACTTCGGTATGCCACGGCTTGGAAGTGCGTATGTACTGGGATGCCTCAACCGATGTACCGTTTTTTCTTAGTACGATCAACACCAATTACGAGAATGATTTTTCAAGCATCGGTGGCATCACAAACAATTCGGGCACAGGTAAAAACGGAAACATTGTTTTTAGCACCGCTGATGCAAGCTCTGGCGATACCTACACCGTTGTTTTAGAAATGGTTAAGACCTACAGCTAAGGACGTATCATGCCTTTGATCAAATCCAAATCTGAAAAAGCCTTTAAGAAGAACATCGCCGCCGAAGTGAATGCGGGTAAACCTGTCAAACAAGCGGTGGCGATTGCGTACAGCACCAAGCGCGCCGCGCCCGTAAAAAAGGCAGGCGGCGGGTCTCTTAAAGAAATCCCTGAGAGCAACAAAGGCTTGCCTAACTTGCCTGAGCAAGTACGGCACAAGATGGGCTACATGGCCGAAGGCGGCTTGTATGCCAACATTAACGCCAAACGTGAACGTATCGCCCATGGTTCTAAAGAACACATGCGCAAACCCGGCTCCAAAGGCGCACCAACTGCTGAGGCTTTTAAAGACTCAGCCAAAACCACCAAAATGAAATCAGGCGGCAAGATGATGAAGTCTTGCTGGTAATCATGGCTAAAAACCCATCTCTAGCTATCGGGCGTGGTGAGAAACTCCCCGCCAAACAAGGCGCAGGGCTTACCGCCAAAGGACGCGAGCGCTACAATCGGGAAACCGGATCGCACCTGAAGGCTCCACAGCCCAAAGGTGGCGCAAGGCGCGATTCTTTCTGTGCCCGTATGGGGCCGGTCGCTCATAAAAGCGAACCCGGTAGCCGTGCAAGGGCATCAATGCAACGCTGGAACTGTCCCGGCTGGTAAGGAACGAACATGGCCAAAGTTAAAAAATTTGCAAACGGTGGCGCACTTGGTGACGTGGTGGGTACGGCTTCCCGGTTCACCGCGCCGCCCGGAGACAACTCTAAAGCGCCAAGCGCGGCTCCACCGCTTAACCTTAGCTACGGCGGAAGCGGCCAGCCCGACAGCGCGAACGCACCAAATCAAGACCAAAACCCGACTTTGCAGAATATCAACGCCGCATCTACGGCGCTGCAAACGGCTCCACGGTACAAAAAAGGTGGCCACATAACCACCCGCCGCGTGTCTAGCGTTACCAAGTCCTCAAAAGCGCCTTGCTGGTAAGGAAAAGCCATGGCTTACTCAGGTACTGTTGGCCAGACCATCATCACGGTCCAAAAGCTCATTGACCATGGGGCGCGACGTGCTGGGAAGTTGGCCGAGGAATTGACGGTTGAGCAGGTGCAAGCGGCCAAGGAGTCGCTGTTTTACATCCTGAGCAACTTGATAAACCAAGGCATCCAGTATTTCGCCATCAAAAAAACCGTAATCGGCCTCAATCCTGACCAGTACGAGTACCTGCTGCCCGTAGGTGGCAACGATGTGCTAAACGCGCTCTATCGCACGTTAAACCGCCCTACGCCAAATATTGCCAACGGATACTTTGCGTCTTCGGGTAACGCCCAGTTAGCCTTTGACAACAACACGGCCACGGCGGACACCCAGACCTCGCCCAACGGCTACATTGGCGTCAACTACGGTACAAACAACTCAATATACGCCGGGTCAATCGGTATCCTGCCCGCCACCTCGGGCTCGTTTCACATCCTGCTGGAATGGTCCAACGACGGTTCCACGTGGAACACTCTGTATGACACCGGTGTCGTTACGTGGGTAAGCGGACAGTGGCTCTGGTACGACATTGATCCGGGCGTCACAGCGCAGTATTACCGCATGCGCGAGACGGGCGGCGGCACTTTGAGCGTGGCTGAGTTCTACGTGGGCAACAACTCCACCGAGATCACTATGTCGCGGCTCAACCGCGATGACTACACCAACCTGCCCAATAAGAACTTTACGGCCAACCAGCCGTTCCAGTTCTGGCTTAACCGCACGATCCCGCAGGCCACCATAACGGTGTGGCCAACGCCCTCGGACCCGTTTGTGCAGATGACGGTCTGGTACTCGGCCTATGTGCAGGACGTGGGCGCCTTGAGCGGCCAGTTGGCCATCCCTGACCGCTGGCTCATGGCCATCCAGAACATGCTGGGCCACCAGATGGCACAGGAGCTTCCCGGCGTTGATATGCCGCGCATCCAGTACCTTGAAGGCCAAGCGGAAAAATACTTCCAAATGGCCGAGCAAGAAGAGCGCGACAAGTCGCCCATATTTTTGGCGCCTAATATTTCGGTCTATTCGAGGTAGATACTATGCCCCGGTTCCTTGACACCCGTGGCGGCTCCGACATTGCGATCTTCGTATGCGACAGGTGCAAGATGAAGCGCGCGCACTCAACTGCGCGCAACGACCCCAACTTCCCCGGCCTGCTGGTGTGCGACCAAGGTTGCGCAGACCAGATTGACCCATACCGGCTGGCTGCTCGCCAGACTGAGCGCATCACGATCCGCTTTCCGCGCCCTGATGTGAGCGTGGCAGTTACTGGCGGCGACATAGTCACGACGCCTTATGGCGGTGAGATACTCAGCACCGAGCAGAACACGAACACGCCGGAGAACAACGGCAATAACAGCGGACTGGCCCCGCAGCCCTGAACATGTCGATCAATGTAACCATCACCCAGCTTCCACAAGCCCAGACGATTACTGGGACGGAAGCGGTGCCTATTGTCCAAAACGGCGTCACGGTGCAGACCACGACCGCTGCGCTGGCCGGGTCGCCCATCCAGACGCAGAGCTTCCTGACGGCCAACAACGAACCTACACTGCCCAACAGCCGCGCCCTTGCGGTGGGTTCTGGGCTCAGTTTGGCCGATGGTGGCTCGCAGAGCACGCTACAGGTTAACCTTGCCGGCGCGCTGGCTAATCTAAACAGCCTCGGAACGGGCATCGTGGCTAAGACTAGCTCCACGGCCCTCGCGGCCCGTACCTTGAGCACCAGCGGCTTGGGCCTATCGGTCACTAGCGGTGACGGCATCGCGGGTAACCCGACCTTCCAATTGACCGGCGTGGCCGCTGCTATCGCCAGTTCGTCTGGTACAGGCATGCTGGCCATCGTGGGCGGTACGACCATAGCCAACCGCACCATAACCGGCACTGCTGGCCAGATCACGGTTACCGATGGCAACGGCGCCAACAACCCCACCATCGGGCTCACAAACACCGCGGTCTCGGCGGGCTCGTACACCAACACCAACTTGACCGTGGATGCCCAAGGGCGCATCACAGCGGCCTCAAACGGCTCTGCTGGCGGGGTAACTACCTTCAGCGCGGGAACGACTGGGTTTAGCCCGTCTACGGCCTCCACGGGGGCTATTACACTTAGTGGGATACTCAACGTCGCCAACGGCGGTACTGGGACCAGCACCCCCTCGATAGTTGCCGGGTCCAACATAAACGTCACGGGCACTTGGCCTAACCAGACCATAAGCACTACTAGCGGTAGCGGCACGGTGACTTCGGTTGCGGCTACGGTTCCGGCGTTCTTGTCCGTATCTGGTAGCCCGATCACCACGTCTGGCACGCTGGCCATAGATTACTCCGGCAGCGCGCTTCCCGTAGCCAACGGCGGAACAGGGACAACAACACCAAATTTAGTAGCCGGTACGAATGTCACCATAACGGGTACTTGGCCAAACCAGACAATTAACTCAAGCAATCCGGGCGGCACGGTAACGAGCGTGTCGGTTGTCTCTGCCAACGGTTTTTCTGGCACGGTGGCCACCAGCACCACTACCCCCGCGATAACGCTTTCTACGTCGGTTTCTGGGCTCTTAAAAGGCAACGGGACGGCTATCTCGGCGGCAGTGTCCGGTACTGACTACGCCCCGGCAACTAGCGGCGCGTCTATCCTTTACGGCAATGGCTCTGGTGGGTTCAGCAACGTGACCATCGGTTCGGGCGTTTTATTCGCTGCCGGTACGTTATCGGCCACCGGTGCGGGCGGCACGGTCACATCCGTGGCGGCGACGGTCCCCGCGTTCTTGTCCATCTCAGGTAGTCCGATCACCACGTCCGGTACGCTGGCGATCAGCTACTCTGGTACGGCCTTGCCAATTGCTAACGGCGGCACTGGGCAGACGACGGCTGCTGCGGCTATCACCGCTTTGACCGGCGCGCAGACCTCGGGCTATTACCTGCGCTCTAACGGCACAAATGCGGTCCTTGCGGCCATCGTTGCGGGGGATGTCCCGACGCTGAACCAGAACACCACTGGCACAGCGGCCAACGTCACTGGCATAGTCGCGGTGGTCAACGGCGGCACTGGCGCCACAACCGCGGCAGGCGCTAGGACTAACCTGAGCGCAGCCCAGAGCGGCGCGAACACCGACATCACGTCAATAGCGTTAACAACGGGCACAATTACCACGGCCCCAAGTTCGAGCAACGACATTGTAAACAAGTCATACGCTGACTCAATTGCCACGGGTATCAATTTTCATGCGGCTTGTAACTACGCTACCGCAGCGGCTTTGTCTGCTTATACCTATAACAACGGCGCAAGCGGGGTGGGCGCAACGATAACCGCTAATGCGGTCGGCACTCTGACTATTGACGGGTACACCTTTGTATCTGGCGACGTTGGCAAGCGCATCCTCATAAAGAACGAGGTTGGGTCCTACGTCAACAACACGACCCCCAGCGCGGCATTTAACGGCGTGTACACGCTGACCACCGCAGGCACGGCTGGTGTTGCGTACGTCTTAACCCGCGCCACGGACTATGACACCAGCGGCTCTGGGACCAACGAGATAGACATTGGCGACTTGCTTTTGGTTATATCGGGCACTACCAACGCCAATACGTCTTGGGTCCAGCAGACGCCCCTGCCTATCACGGTAGGCACGACGTCCATTGTTTTTATCCAATTTGCGGCGGTCCAGACGTACACGGCTGGTACGGGGTTAAACCTTGTAACCAACCAGTTTTCTATTGCTAACATTGGCACGGCGGGTACATACGGCTCGGCGAGCCAAGTGCCGGTATTTGTCACCAACGCCCAAGGCCAAGTTACCAGCGTCACCAACACGTCAATTGCGATCTCTGGCAGTGCGGTAAGCGGCAACATCTCGGGCAACGCAGCCAACGTGACCGGCACGGTGGCCGTAGCTAACGGCGGTACGGGGCTCACCTCGACCCCCGCGAACGGGGCCTTAGACATAGGAAACGGGACGGGCTTTACGCGGGCTACGCTATCAGCCGGAACCGGCGTCTCAATCACCAACGGCGCGGGAACGATATCCATATCGGCCACTGGCACAGGCGGCACGGTCACAAGCGTGGCGCAGAGCTTTACCGGCGGCATTATTTCGGTTGGCGGCTCCCCGATCACAACAAGTGGCACTTTGGCCTTAACAGTCGCGGGCACTTCGGGCGGCATACCCTACTTTTCAAGCGCAAGCGCATGGGCATCGTCTGCTGTGTTGACCACAAACGCTTTGGTGATAGGCGGCGGCGCCGGGGCTGCTCCGAGCACCACCACCACTGGCACAGGCGTCGTAACGGCTTTGGGCGTAAATACTGGCACTGCTGGCGCCTTTGTGGTTAACGGCGGCGCATTAGGCACGCCTAGCAGCGGCACGGTCACCAACCTGACAGGCACGGCTTCTATCAACATCAACGGCACTGTTGGCGCGACTACGGCCACCACAGGAGCGTTCACCACGGTATCGGCCTCTGGGGCGATTACGTCCACGGTGGCTACCGGCACGGCCCCGTTTACCGTGGCATCGACCACTCAGGTGGCCAACTTAAATGCGGCCACAGCCGGGAACGTCACCGGCACGGTGGCCATCGCTAACGGCGGCACGGGCCAAACAACCGCAGGCGCGGCCTTTAACGCGCTATCGCCGGTAACGACCACCGGCGATCTGATCATCGGCAACGGCACAAATAGCGCTACCCGGCTCGGCATCGGCACAACCGGCTACGTCCTGACCTCTAATGGAACTACGGCATCGTGGGCGGCGGCAACTGGTGGCGTGACCCAAATTGTTGCGGGAACAAACGTAACTATTTCACCGGGGGGCGGCACAGGCGTGGTTACGATCAACGCCGCTAGTGGCGGTGCAAGCGCATACAGCAGGACAACTTTTACCGCTACGGCTGGTCAAACGGCGTTTACAGTTACTTATGCGGTAGGCTACCTTCAGATTTACGTAAATGGTGTATTACTAACCGGCTCTGATTACACTGCCTCTAGCGGAACAGACTTCACCCTTGGCGTAGCTTGCGCGGCAGGCGACATTGTGGAAGCTCTTGTTATCACCACTTCCGTAACCGGCGTAACAACAGGCAAAAGTATCGCAATGGCGATGATC